CGACGATCGTGGCCACGTTGAGGTGGCCGGGCTTGAGGTTGTAGAGCCAGTCGATCACATCGTCGGCCGTGAAGCTGGTGGCCGCGGAGGCGGTGACGTCGCGGCCCGTGCTGACGCCGTCGTCCGAGGCGACGAACACGCCCAGCGGCCGGTGGTTGCCGTTGCCGGTCAGGAAGGCCTTCTCTTCGGTGACGCCGAACTTGTAGCCCAGGCGGCCGGCGAGAAAGCTGTTGGTCTGCGGCCAGACGCGGACCATCTTCTGGCTGAACTTCACCAGCTTGGTGACCAGGTGGGGCGTCAGCTCGCGGCCACCGAAGGCGGCGGTATCGTCCTCGGAGATGTCCGAGGCCGGCACTTCCGGCGTCCAGTCGGCGTCGCCGACGTCGGTGTCATAGCTCATCACGCCCAGGCTGACCGCGTTGGAGAGCGGCGGGGCCACGGTGGCGAGCTGCCGGATGAACACCTCGTCGTCGAGGAACTTGATCAGGTCCATGGACAGTTGCGTGGAGGCGAGCACGCCGCCCTTGGTATCGACGGCCGTCTGCATGCCCAGCTTCTCGCCGGTGAGCAGATAGTTGAGCATGGCCTGGTTGTACTTGTCGCTGGCCCGCTCGTGCTCGCGGCTGCCCGGGGCGATCGTGATCGTCCGGCCCCGGAGCTGGAAGGTGAGGGCTTCGCCGGTGTGCTCCCGGCTGAGGCCCGGCTGGCTCGGCTCGGTCTGCCGGGGCAGCTCGTCGCGCATGCGGTCGCCGAGGTTGGACAGCTTCTTGCGCCGCCGATCGCCGGTCTCCCGGGCGTCGATCTTGGCGGTCAAGCCGTCGATCTCCGCCTCGAGCCGCTCGTAGGTCTGGTTCTCCTCGGCGGTGAGCTCGCGCTTTTCAGCGTCCGCCTTGTCGAGGATGGCCTTCGCGTCGTGCCAGGCCTTCGCGCGCTTGTCGAGCAGTTCCTTGAGGGCTTCCATGCTGGCCTCCATCTCCGGGAGCTTACGCCGCCCGGCTCGCCAGAGGCCAGCCGTGAAATGAGCACGGGCGCAGGCCACCGGCAAAGGTCTCGTGAGAGCATCCCTTGCGAGTAGTCCGCGCCCGCGACGGCGTGCGTGGTTTGCTACTGTTCCGCGCTGGGCGACCGGAGCAACGGCTCGCGATCAACCCCTACGCGGCAAAGCGAATTGTCAGGGCCCATTCTGGCTACCGTCCGCCCGCGGTGTACAGAGCAAGTTGTTTCGCCTTGAGGTTCAGGAGCTTACGGCGAATGGCGACCGGCACGTCGCCGGCGGGGCCTCGAACCTCTCCCCCTGCCCCCTCCCCGATCCGGGGAGGGGGTTGGGGGTGGGGTGATTCCTCCTCTGGCCCGAACCGGTGGGCCAGGTAGCGGCTCAGCCAGGCCTTGCAGCGGGCCTCGATCACCTCCCGCGGCTGGCCGGCGAAGGCCCGGTCGAGCAGCTCGGCGCCGCGGCGGACCGCGGCGTCGGGCAGGCGATCGATGTCGAGCTGCACCGACAGGAGCCCGTCCACGGCGTCGCCGGTGTCCACGATGTCGGAGGCCCAGAGCTTCTCGACCCGCCAGAGCGGCGGCAGCTCCTCCCCGTCCTCGTCGATCTGCGGCGTGCCGTCCTCGTTCAGCCGCCAGGCCTCGGTCTTGTTGAGCACGAGCGAAGAGCTGAGCGCGTCCGGATCCTCATCGGCCAGGTCCATCACGTACTGGCCCAGGTTCCCGGCCGGGGCGTTGAAGGCCGCGTCCGAGAAGTGGAGATCCGCACGCACGGCCTCGACGGTGAGCCGCTTGCCGTCGCGCATGACGGTGGCGGTGTCCAGGCGGAAGTTCCTGGAGCGGCCGAGCAGCTTGCCCAGGCCGTCGTCGGACAGCGTCTCGTGCTGAAAGTGGCTCTTGAGCCCATGAGGGCCGGCGTTGCCGAGCTCCACGATCTGCTCGAGCGCGAGCCGATCGAACTCGCCGCGGCCGAAGCTCTTGAACGGGCCGAGCTGGGCGACGACGTAACCGCGGAGCACCTTGGCCTTGCGGTCCACGCCGACGGGCTTCCCGGTGGCGAAAGCGCGCAGCCGCTCAGGCTGCACGGGTATGGGCTTGCTGGGCTTTGGCATGACAAACCTCCATGAGGCCCGCCGCGTCCGTAGCGATGCGCTCGGTCCAGGCGGTGAGCAGGGTTTCCAGTTTCGGCGCCAGCTCTGCCTCCGTGGCAGCGCCGGCCAGGTCGAGCAGCTCCTGGGTGGAGCGGCTGAGATGCTCGATGGCGAACACGTGGGCGAGCTCGTCGGCATCCGCGTCGCGGCGGGCGGCGATCACCGCCGTCCGCAGAACGGGAGTCACTGCGGCGCGAATGGTCGAGCGATAGTCCGCGTTGTAGAAGCCATCGATCCAGGCCAGGAACTTCTTGGGCTGCTTGGCCGCCCGGCGGGCTTCGTTGGCTTCCTTCTTGGTCAGCCGGCCCAGCGTGTCGGCCAGGAGCTGCTCGCACGCGCGGCGCAGCTCCATCTCCTGATCGTCCGGCTCCTGGGGATCCTCCGCTGGAGCCGGGCCCGGCGGATCCGCCGGCGACGTGGCCGGCTCCGGTTCGGGCGCCGGCTCCTTGGCGGCCTGGGCGACGCGCGCGGCTTGCTCGAGCGTCTGCATGTTCACCGGCACGAAGCGGAGGTCGCCCATCGGCCCGATCGGGTTCTCGTCCTCCAGCTCCAGGATGCGGTTGAGGGACAGGGCGCCGATGCCGAACATCTTGCCGAAAAACTCGGCCCGCTCCTGGGCCTTGCCGCGGAGCAGGGCGCCGATGTTGTGCTTGCTGAACAGCTCCGGCGGGGAGAGCAGCTTGCGGTCGTACTCCTGCTCGTAGTCCACCAGGATCGGCGTGAAGCAGTAGGTGAGGAAGAACAGGTTTTGCTCCTCGATGTTGGCGAAGGTCGCCCGCGACAGCTCGGCCAGGAGCGGCGGCGGGATGCCGAGGAAGCGGGCCACCTCCTGCACGGTGAACACGCGCTGCTCGACGCACTGGCTATCCTCGGGGCTGATGGCACCGGCCTTTTCGTTGTAGGTGATCCCGCCCCAGAGCACGCCCACGCGATGGCCGCCGCCGCCGGCCTTGCGATTGTGCATCCGCTCCCAGGATTCCCGCGACTCCTGGCGCGCGTCCGCCGTCGGCTGGCCCGGATGCTGGAGCACGCCGCCCGGATAGGCGCCGGAGCCGAAGAATTCCCCCGCGTAGGTCTGGGTGGCGATGCCGATGCCGAGGACCTCGCCGGCGTAGTCGAGGAAGCTCTGCCCGCAGACGCCGTCCGAGGACACCAGCGGCACGTGCAGCATGTCGGCCGCGGCCACCTTGCGGGTGCTGTCGACCAAGTAGTAGAGCTTGCCGGCGTCGTCGCGCTGGATCTGCACCCGCCAGTGCTCGAGCGGCCAGTAGGCGCGGACGTTGCCGCCGCCGTCCCACTGGATCTCGCCGTAAGCGTTGCCGCCCAGCAGCCGGTTCCACTCCAGGCACTGCCGGGCCTGCTTCGAGGTCATGTCGCGATTCGGGTAGGTGTGCAGCACCGTGTGGCCGGGATGGGTGACCGCCACACGCTTGCCGCCGTCCGACTGCCGGCGATAGACGCTCAGGGGCAGGGAGGCCTTGAGCTGGCTCAAGAGGCGCACGGCGGCAAACACGCCGGAGAGGGACAGGGCCGTGGCCTCCGTGACCTCGACGCCGGCGGAGATCGAGGGCGCGGGCCACAGGCCGGTGGCCTCGGAGATCCGGCGGCTGCCGTAGATCGTGGCCAGGCGATCGCGATGGCCCAGGCCGAGCAGGGTTTCAAGCAGCATGGTAGGTTCCCCACAGGGCCAGGATGATCAGCACCAGGCCGACGACGAGCAGGGCCAGCGGCGGCCAGATCCACCAGCAGCCGGCGGCGATGAGGCCGAGGCCGGCGAGGAAGCACACGTTGCGGACGATCGAGCTCACCACAGGCAGGTCCTCGTTAAACCGCAAGCGAATCGTTCACCAGAGCTCTACGCCGGCCGTGTCGCCTTCGGGCACGAGCATGGCCCGGCCGAGGGACATGGTGGAGGCGACGATGCCGTCGATCTTCTCGCTCGACTTGCTCTTTGAAAACTTGAGATTGCCGGCGGCGTCCTCCTCGGTGGCGGCGTTCGAGGCCTGCCACTTGAGCACCGGGTTGCCGCCATGGTCCCAGAGCCCCTGGAGGATCAGCTCGAGGATACGCTTGGTGGGCGCCGCCATGGAGAAGAAGCCCTGCCCGAAGGCGACGACGGGCAGCCCGTCCCCCTGGAGCTGTGTGCAGAGCTGGGCGCCCTGGAACAGGCGATCGACGGCCAGCTCGCGCAGCCAGAAGTTGGCCACGATCTCGTTCACGTCCTTGCGCACGACGTCGTAATCGGTGACGTTGCCGCCGGTCTGGCGGATCCAGCCGTCCTTGATCCACAGCCCGTAGGGCACGCGATCGCGTTTCTCGCGCACGCGGGCCCCTTCCTCCGGCACCCAGAAGTAGGGCAGCACGACGAAGCGCGAGCCGCGCGGGAACACCAGGCCCAGGGCGGTGAGGTCGCTGGTGGAGCCGAGATCGAGGCCAGCGAAGCAGCCGGCGTGCTCGTTCTTGAGCGTGGCGAGCTGCGCGAGCCGCCAGGCCATCGGATCGGCCACGTCGGCGGCGCAGGAGTTCCACTTGTCCATGGCGATCGCCCGCACGTCCTGCTCCGTGCGGATGTTCAGGTGCAGGCGCTTGAAGGTGTTCTCGTAGGCGGGCGTCTCCTGGGCCTTCAAGCACTCGGCCTTGAGGTAGTCGAGCGACACGCTCACCCCGAGGTTGGGATTGGCCTTCCGCCAGGTGGACTCCGCCTTCCAGTCGTCGCCGGCCGCGGCCTCGAAGATCACGGGCAGAAAGCGCGGGTTCGGCACGATGCCGTCGCGGACCTTGCAGGCGTATTCGTAGGTCTCATTGCAGATCGAGTCGCGGAGGAAGTCGGCGGTCGTCACGTAGGCCACGAGCGGCTGCTTGCGGTTCTTGGACGCCGTCGCAGTGCGGAGCACGTCGTACAGTTCCCGGTCCGGCTGCACGTGCAGCTCCTCGAGGATGCCGAGGTGCATGTTGCCGCCGTGCTTGGTTTTCGCGTCGGCGGAGATCACCCGCAGGAAACTCCCATCCTCCTCGATGACGATCGAGCGCGATTGTCCGGCCGCGGCGTTGCCGCCATAGATGTCGCAGCGGTCGTCGAGCTCCGGCTCGAGCTCGACCATGCCCTTGGCGTGGCGGAAGAGCAGTGCCGCCTGTTCGCGGTCGCCGGCGGCGATGTAATCCTGCTGGCCGATCTCGCCGTCGGTGAAGAGCACCAGGAGGCCGATGCCGGCCACCAGCGGCGTCTTGCCATTCTTGCGCGGGACGTAGACGAGCACCTCGCGATAGCGGCGGACGATGCGCTGCTGTTCGTCGAGTTGTTTCCAGCCGAAGAGACAGGCGACGATGGCCTGCTGCCAGGGCTCGAGCGTGAACGGCTGGCCGGCCAGGTCGCCTTCAATGTGGCGGAGGCACTCCGGGAAGAAATCCAGCGCGAGCTGCGCCGCGTCCGGATCGAACCGGCAGCCGTCGGCGTCCTTGAAAGGATCGTAGCCGGGGATCAGCGCGAAGAGCTTGCGCCACTTGGCCGGCACCTGGTCGGGGCGCAGGAGCTTTCGCCACTCGGGCGGCTCCCCCCTCACCCCCGACCCCTCTCCCCCGGAGGGGCGAGGGGAGGCAGGCCGGCGCTTACGCGCTGCGGTTGAAGAAGCGACCTTTACCGGCATCCTTGCCCTTTCCGGTGGAGGTGTCGGCGCTCACGCGGGCGCGGCTCGCCGGCGACAGGCCGAACTCCGCGAGGAACTTGGCTATGTGCTCCAGCGCGCGGTTGGCGACGGCCAGGTAGGGGTTCTGATACAGCCCCTTGTCGCCTTTGAGCACGTCGCCGGAGCGGGCGATGATCTTCTCCGCCTCGACCCAGCGGGCCCAGGCCTGACAGTAGCCGGCGAACGCCGCCCGATCGAGCGGGGTGAGCAGCTTCACCGCGGCGAGCAACGGCGCCACGCGTTCCCACTCCGCCTTCGCCTCGCCGGCCAGGTGGGCGGGGCACGCGATCGGCTGGGCCGCCAGCTCGGGCGGCAGCTCCGGCTCCGGGCCGCCTTTCTTAGCGCGCCAGCTCCCGCGGATCTTCAAGATGTGCTTCGGCTTGGGCTTCGGACCGCGGCGACCCATTCCCCCCCTCCGTGCTTCCGTGCACGCCACGCGGGAGCCATTCTACCCGCAGGGTTTTTCCCAAGAAAAGAGCATCGCCTAACTCCTTATCGGGCAAGGCTATCGCCCGAAGTCGTTGGAATTCCTGGATTTCCGGCGAAATAGCCTTGCATCCGCCGGGCGGCGGGGTAATATGTTTAACGTAGTGATTAACGCAACGTCTAACGCAGCGGGGTGGAACATGACGGTGAACGTGAACGAGCTGACCTTCGGGGTGGAGATCGAGTGCTACGTGCCGGTCGAGCTGGTGCGGTCGGGCCGGATCAGCATCGGGGGTTATCACCACGGCACCCAGGTGGCCGAATTGCCCGCGGGGTGGAACGCTCAGCACGACGGCTCGCTCGGCAACGCGCGGGGCAAGGCGGGGGTGGAGATCGTCAGCCCGGTGCTCGCGGGCGCGGACGGCCTGCGGCAGATTCAGCAAGTGTGCAAGTGGCTCAAGGATAACGGGGCGAGGGTAGTGGGCTAGTTCAGTGTTGATGCCGCCATGAGCAATTCGATCATCGTCCACGGATGATCGGTCAGGCCCGCGGCCATCGCTGGCGTCGTCTTGGCCTTCGCCTTCTGACTCAGCGTGCCGTGCGGCCTCACGTAATTGTACACGGCGAAGTACAGCCCGAGCGCCGCGTCGTGGTTCTCCCACTTCTTGCTGAACGCATTGGTCAGGCGAGTCAGGCGGCGATTCTGCATCCTCATGGAGAGGTTGTGCCGCTCAACAAAGCTCGTGCAAATCTTCGCGGGATCGGGATCGCCGCAGCACGGTACTTTCTCCGTGCCAGTCACTTCGCCTGGCGAGTAGCGATGATCGTCGTCTTTCGTCGCGTAGTGCTTCACGAGCTGCGCGTAGTCGATTGGCCGATTCTCGAATAGGACGTGGACGGCCTGGGGGTAAGCGGGGAACCCGTCCGTTGTGAACTGAAACCGGCCGCGTGTCGCCCGCTCGACTTCCTCAACAAATGCGACCGTGCTAAACCCGTCACGCTTGCCGAGCCGCCACGCCAGCACGAGCTTATTCGTCCGTTCGATGGCAACGAAGCAATAGGCGTCGCCCACGTCATCGCCCGGAACGTGATTCCGCTGCCGGGTCTTTTCCTTCATCCCGACGAATCCCCAAATCTCATCGGCCTCGACATCCTTGACCTTCACGCGCTGAAACGTGCCGCGCAGGAACGCTTCGCACTTCTCGCCCATGTTCACGAGCAGCGCCGTTACCGTGGCCTTCGCCACGCCGCTGATCCGCACCGTGGCGCGGATGCTGTTGCCTTCGGTCAGGAGCTGCAAACAGAGCAGCGCCTTATCGAGCGGGAGCCGCATTTCGTCCAGAGGCTTCGCGGGCCGATCCGAGTAGGTCTTGCGGCACGTCATGCACTGGAAGCGCTGATTGCCGTAGCGATCCTTCCCGAACTTGCGGCCTTCGGACTGACAGGTGGGACAAAGCATCAGGAAACCCTCATCAACACAGATGACGCTATTATGCATGACCGATCATGTAAAGTCAAGGCTTGACGCTTGGAAACTTGGCTAGTACAGTTATATCTAATATGGAAACTTACGTTACCCTAGGAGAGAGTCATGGACGAAGCAAGTTTCCAGCCCGAAACGCTCGGAGAGCGTCTCAAGTTGGCACGGACCGGCAGCGGGCTGACCACACGAGATGTCGCCAGTTCGCTCGGAGAGGACTGCCGCGTATCGCACGTCATGATCGCGAAGTATGAAAGAGGCCCCGTCGCGCCGCCGTTGGACGTTTTGACGGCCCTGGCAAACCTCTACAAGCGCCCGCTGACGTGGTTCTTATCTGAATCGCCCCGTCTGACTGGCGTGAGATACCGCAATGCGAAATCGAAAGTCCGCCAAGGCGACCGGAACTGGTTTGAGGCGAATGCACAACGCTGGCTGGAGGCATACTTCCGCCTGGAGGACCATCTAGATCAGCGTCTGAAGAACAGCGTAAGACTTCCCGTCATTGGCCCCGAGGATGATCCCGCGAAAGTGGCTGGCGAAATTCGCAAGGCGCTCGGCATCAGGGCTGATGCCCCGATCCCAAGCGTCGTTGAGTGCATTGAGCGATGCGGTATTCGCGTGATTGAGTTGGCGACGGAGTTGCGGATTGATGGCATCGCTGGACGATTCGGCAAGGAACTCGTTGTCGTGCTGAATCCGTCCGCGAACCACGACCGCAGTCGAATGAACGCGGCACACGAATGGGGACACGGGCTCTTCGGTCATTGCGCCGGAACAAGCATCGTGGTGTCCGATGAAGAAGAGGCAATCACCTACGATTTTGCCTCGCATTTTATCCTGCCGGACACTCAGCTACGCGAAGCGTTCCGCGGGGAGTCGATGGTGCGGCTTGTGAAATTCAAAGAAACATTCGGGATTTCATTGGCCGCGATGATCTACCGCGCAGAGAAGGCCAACATCCTGAATGCGCAGACTGCGCGCCACCTGTGGATCGAGTTTGCCAAGCGCGGTTGGCGAAGGAATGAGCCAGGCCACGTCAGGGCAGATCGCGCCACGCGGTTTGAGCAGCTACTTGAGGGAGCCATCGCAAGAAAAACCATGACGTGGCGGAACGCCGAATCCGTCACAGGCATTGCCGCCGATGAGCTCAAGCATCGGCTCGGAGTGGCAATGGGCTTGGAGAGCAATGAGTTCAAAGAAGAATCGGACGAAGGAGCGACATTGAAGTTCATCGAGCCAGAAGAACAGCGTTAAGGAAAAAGGGCGAGCATGTCGCCCGCCCTTTCCTTGACATCAATTGAGCGATGCGTCTGGTGCCAACCGTAGTACGCATCGCTCTGCCAGGAGGGTATTGTATATGGCTACCCGGCGACGAACAATGCGACTTCCGCGCGATGAGGATGCGCTGCTGAGGCAGCTCTACCTCGACTTCCGCATTCCAATCGATCAGTACAGGAAGCCGCAGCGGCACGCCGAATTGGCGGCGTTCATTCAGACATGGAATGACGCAACCGGCCGGAGCGATGCCGCAGATGAAGTCTTGCGCTACATGATGAACCAGCGCAAGAGCGGGGAAAAAGGTCCAGGCTGGCCTACTTTTGACGGGGACTATGACCCGCTGGCAGGTCCGCGCCCGGAAGTACTAACTGAAGAACAGTGGAATCATCTGCGGGAGATTTATACCGAGATGTTTATCACGGCCCGGATCGGCTCTGACGAACTCGCATTCAACGGCGGGCTCCGCACGGCTCTTGCAAGAGAGTTTCACCGTCGGACAGGCAGGCGGGTTTCTGGCGAGTTGCTACACGCTTTGATTGAAGCAAAACGCAAGCGCGGGCTATGGGTTGCTTTCAAACCGGGCACTCGGCAGCGTGCGACGGGTTTCAAGGACATCAACGAAGTTGGCTAGAACAGGGATGCAGGCCGAAAAAAGGCGCTCGTCATGAGCGCCTTTTTTTCCATCTCGCCGCCGCCATTTTCTTCCCTATGGCGCTGAGCTTTTTCTTGCCGAGACTCTTGGCGCGTGCCGGCCCGCCCTTCAGCCCGCCTCTGCGCCCGAGGGCGACCGCAGCGGGGTCTTTGTTCGGATCGGGCTCTGGCTCCGCCGGCGTGTCGCCAGTAGCGGCAGCGACGCCTTGCATAATGTTAAAACCGAAGACGGCCGGGTCGGGTGTTCTCTTGCGCTTCGCCATGCTGGCATTATGGGGCCGGGTCGATAGAATTGCAAGAGCGGTCACGCATAGGGTGAGCCATGACAAAGAGCAAGCAACGGGCAGAGGTCTCTGTTCGTGGGTACGACAAGCGGGGCACGCTTGTTTGCCGGATGGAGATTCTTCAAGATGGCGTTATCCGCGACGGCAAGGGAAGGATGATCGACAATCTGTATTGGGAGTCGTTTGTTGAGGCGATTCGGCAGTCTGCACGGAAATCAACACACTCCTAGCCCACTACCGGGGCGAGCGTCTCCGTCCGCTGCGGGTTTCACGTACACGTTGGCTTCGACAACTATCGGGACCGGCTCAACACGCTGGTGGCCCTGGTGAGCAACTTCGAGCAGAGTCTGTACGCGAGCACCGGCACCCGTCGCCGGGAGCCAGGCCCTGGAGTTCACGACGTCGCGGATCCACGGGCTCGACTTCGAGCCGGCGCCACTCTTCGCGAGGTGACCGATGGCCGACCTGCAGAAGCTGTTCAGACTGGTGAAGCAGGTGGCCGAGCAGAAGGCGCGGCAGGGGATCATGACGCCCGCGCTCGAAGCGGCACGCAAGACGATCGCGGCGCGCAGGCAGTTCATTCCGCGGGCGCCATCACCGGCACGGCCGCGGATCAAGTTCTAGGAGGGGTGACCGATGGCATTCGCACGGGAGAAACCGGAGGCAAGGACCGCGGCCATGGTGGGTCTGCGGGTGACCGCGGACGAGGACCGCATGCTCGGGGATCTCGCCGAGTTCCTCGCGGTCCGCGGCAAGGCCGACGTCGTGCGCGAGGCGCTCGATTTCTGGATGGAAAACAGCGCCCGAGCACGGCAGGCGATCGGGCAGATCGCGGGAAAGAAGAAGCGGAGGAGCAAATGACCGTTGCGCAGTTACGCCAGAGCCTCGAAGCGCTGCCGGCCGAATGGTAATTATACGCCTAACTCATCAGTGTATCCCGTAAGGACTTATGACTATTCCGACAAAATGCACGTAATACGCTTGACTCAGCAGGCCCCGCATGCGATAATCTCTATGTCGGGTGAGGGACACCTGACACGCGGCCCCGGCGAACCAGGGGCAGTTGGGGCCAGTAACCCCAGGGAGATTACGGCAATGACGACGCGAATGACCGACAAGATGCGGGCCGACACTGACAGCGTACACAGCCTGCTCCGCGAGTGGTGGGCCGGACAGATCACCCAGCATGACTTCGTGTGGCGCGCCGGTGCGGTTGCGACCGCGCAGCAAATCGAGCAGCTCGTCGCGCTGCCGAAGAGTAGTGAGCGCGTTTCGCTGGTGGCGACGGCGAATATCCTCTACCCCCGCTGACCGCAATCCCGCCCCGCGCGGTCCCCGGCTACTAACCGGGGCCGCGCAGCGGAAGTGCCGCGCGGGGCGCTTTTGGAGGGTCAATCCATGCGATGCGAACGATGCGGATGCACCCTGTTTAGCTGTCGGTGCCCCAGTGGGCCGACGAATCAACTCGTGGACGCGGAGCCGGCGATCCCCGCCAGCCTGCGAGCGCTCAAAGATAACGCCCGCTCCGTCGCCGACGATGCCCACACTGAGGCCGTCGCTGAGATAGACCGCTGGTGGGCAATGCTCATCTCCGTCGCCACGGAATCGCTCGGCGAACTGTGGCAGTACGCCGACAAGCGCCGGCCCGCCAGTTTCTCGCTGGACGCCGCTCAAGTCTCGTTCGGCGTCCACGTAACAGGTCATCGGGTCATCTACGCCAGTTTCGCCGCGAACACTCCGCGCTGGCTCAATCAGTTCGGATCGCCAGGCATGAAGCCCGCGTGGTGGCGCGCCCGCTGGAGCGGCTCGGCAATCGACGTGCCCGATGGAGTCCCCTACTGGTTCGTGCCGTCGCTGCGGCGCGATTGCATCGGCACGTATCACCAGACGCTCGGCTCGGCGCTGAACTACGCGGAGGAGAGATAACCCATGCCCGAAACCCACGGCCCACAAACCCTGATCGAAGCCGTCCGGCATTTTGCCGACGCCGACACCTGCCATGCCTACATGATCGCTCTCAAATGGCCTGATGGTCGGATCGCCTGCCCCAAGTGCGGCAGCGACAAGGTAGGCGTGATCGAGAGCCGGCGAATGCTCCAATGCCGAGACGTGTCCTGTCGCAAGCAATTCAGCGCGAAGGTGGGCACGATTTTCGAGGACTCGCCGCTCCCGCTCTCCCATTGGTTCGCGGCTGTGTGGCTGATCGCCAACGCAAAAAACGGTATCAGCAGTTGCGAGCTGGCGCGGGCGCTCGGCGTGCGCCAGGCTACCGCGTGGTTCATGCTCCATCGCATCCGCGAGGCGATGAAAACGCGCAGCTTCCGCAAGTTGGACGGCGAAATCGAGTCGGATGAAACCTACGTCGGCGGGCGCGCCGAGAACATGCACGCCCGCAAACGCGAGCGGAAGATTCTCGGGCGCGGTGGCGTCGGCAAGACCATCGTTCACGGGCTGCTGGAGCGCGGCGGCGAAGTCCGCGCCCAAGTCGTGCCGAACGTCGAAGCCGAGACGATCCTGCCGGCTGTCTACTCCAACGTGGAGAGTGGCGCAGCCGTCTACACTGACGCGCACGCATCCTATCAGGCGCTCATCTCCCGCTACGTCCACGATTTCATCGACCACACGACTGGCTACGTGCGCGGCAAGGTTCACACGAACGGGATCGAAAACTTCTGGTCTCTGCTCAAGCGGGCGATTCGTGGAAGTTATGTCGCCGTCGCGCCGTTCCACCTTGGCCGCTACGTCGATGAGGAAGTGTTCCGCTTCAACGCGCGGAAGGGCACAGACTGGACGCGGTTCATGGCCGCGATGAGGGGCGTCATTGGTCGGAGACTCACTTACCGCCGGCTCTGCGAATTGGATGGGGCTGGCTTCATGGGGATCGCATGATGGCACGGAAGGAACTGTCCGGCGGGCCGGCGTTCGACTCGCTGATGGGCAAGCTGATCCAGGTTCCCAAGCGCGAGCTAGACCGTCGCCTTGCGAAGCGAAAGCAACGCAAAGCGCGGCGCAAGAAAAAGTGAGCAGTGGTCGCCCGTTAGCCATTGCGGACCTCTGATGAGTCAGATGGATAATTACCGGCCGAATTGCCCGTCGTGTTGATCGACGACACGGACAGCTATCGCGAGGTGAAGGCCGCACTTGTGAAGCCTGGTTATGTCGAGGAAGGGTACGAGGCCTTCCCTCCCAGCCCCCACCATTCGACGTTTCGTAGGCACCAGGTGGTGCAGGTTGTGGAGCTGGAGTAGTAGATCGGCAGCTTGCCCTCGGGGGTGGCGGGGTCGAAGGCGTGGCCGTGCTCATCGACGCAGAAGGTGAGGGCCACTTCCTGGGGTTCGCCGAACATGGTGACCAGGGCGGTGCACTCGTCACACTGGTAGGTGAGGAACGTCCGGCTGGGCGACACGCCGATCGTCACTTCGCCCGAGGGGGCGAGCGAGCGGTTACACTTGGGGCAAGGAGCTCGATCCATGAAAGCCATCACAATCTGCCAGCCCTGGGCCTGGGCGATCATCCACGGCCCGAAGCGCTACGAGAATCGGACCTGGCCGGCGTCCTACCGCGGCCCGCTCCTGATCCACGCGGGCAAGAGCCGGGCGTGGCTCGAGGGCGAAGAGCCGGGCGACTGGCCGACACTCTATGGTATCCCATTCGACTGGCCGACACTCTATGGTATCCCATTCCCCGGCCGGGGTGAACTGGTGTTTGGGGCGATCATCGGCCTCGTGGACCTGGTCGACGTGGTGCAACCGGCACAGGCCGGCGGCGATCCCTTCGCCGAGGGCCCCTGGTGCTGGCGCCTGGAGAATCCACGGACGGTCGAGCCGATCCCGTGGCGCGGCTCGCTCAGTTTCTTCGAGGTGCCGGATGAGCTGGTCCGGCAGGCAACATCCAGGCTGACAGCTCAGCACGGGCTGGTTAAGCCCGCGGGTGCGCTGCCTGCCGGACCGCTGTTCGCGAGGGCGTCGTGAGGCGTCTGTTTCAGAAGTTGAAACAGTTGCTTCAATTCTTGAAGATCAGCAGCAGCGGCGGCGCGGCCCAGATCGTCTCGGTCACCGGCTCGCCGCTGCCATCCGACTCGATCACCTCCACATCCCCATCGATGATCGTGCGAAACTGCACGATGCGCCCGGTCTCGGTGTCCACCTCGATGCACTTCACGTACTCGAGCCCGTTGGCGTCGAACACGTGCTTGACCGGCCGGCCCGCCTCGACCGTGTTCTCGACGGTGTAGATCATCTTCCCCCCACGTACTCAAACGTCGCCGTGAGACGGCCGCTCGACTGCGTGGCCTGCAGGTCGCCGATCTTCCTGCCCGATTTACACTTGTGCGCGGGCCGGCTGGCTTCCACGTGGCCGAACCGGCACAGCTTCCACTTCGGGCTCCGCTCGCGGTGTCGGATCATGGCGGGATGGCTCGACACGCTGCGGAAGCGCAGGCCCTGGCCGGCGAGATGGGCCCCGAGCCATTCGCTCAGGGCGTTGCCGATGCCCACGCCCTGGTAGTCGGGCAGCACCACGGTGCGGTGCTCGCGGCGGACGCCGGCGAAGCCGACCAGGGGCAGGCAGCTCGTGAAGCCGACGGGCACGCCCTGCCAGGTGGCCACCCAGCACTGGGCCGCGCGGTGGATGTTGCCGGTCAGATAGTGATGGCCGCTGAACAGGGCCCAAGCGCGAGGGCTTGCCGGATGGATTGCGAGCTCGATCGCGGGCCGTCGCCGAAGGGACCTCCGGGCAAACTTGCCGGTGGCGGTGTTGTAGACCCAGTCGGGATCGAGCCAGTCGATCACGTCATAGTGGCACGAGCAGGCGATCAGCCGCGGCCGCTGTCGGGACCGCAGGGCCTTGGCGACGGCCGCGGAGGAGATCTTGGCGGCGTCGCGATCGACGACCGAGGTCCACTCGTCGAAGATCACCACGGGCGCCGCCTCGAGCATGAGCCGGGCCAGCTCGCAGCGGAACTGCTGGCCGTTGGACAGGTGGGCGTAGCGCTTGAGCCAGTGCGGCGGCGAGGAGAAGCCGACGCTCGACAGGGCCTGGGTGATGTCGCGGACGCTGAGCGCTTTGGGGAAGCCGTCGACGACCGCGGCCTCCGCCGGCCACTTGTAGCCCTGATGGAAGTAGGCGTCGGGAAACAGGCGGTGGGCGATGGTGGTCTTGCCGGAGCCCGACGGGCCCACGATCAGGCCGATCTGCCAGTCGAGCTCTTCGATCGGGATCTGCACGTGCCACTCGTGCCGGAGCTTCGCCTGCTTGGCGAGGTCGAACATGCCGCTGACCTGCTCGACGCGGAAGCTCGGCTTAATGGCGGACTCGATTACAAGGTGACCGCACGGCACTGGTAGCCCTCCTCGGTGAGCTGCTCGAAGAGCTCGCGCTGCTGTTCCTCGTCCTTGCAGTCGGCGATCACCTCGAATTTCTTTTCCGGGATCGTGCCCGCCGGCGGCGCCGACGTCTTGCGCGGGATGATCTGGGCCGCCGTCGCCAGCTCGGTGAGCAGCCCGCCGATCGCCGCGCTGCCGGTCTGCAGGTCCTTGTCGCGGAGCAGCTTGTCGAGGGCCTCCTTGTTGGCCGAGGCCATGGTGCCGATCGAATCGAGCGTCGCCAGGATCTTCTTCTCCTGGGCCGGCGTCCATTTGCCGATCAGGACCGGCACCTTCTGGCCGGCGGTGACCTGCTTGCGTCCGTGGCCGTCGATCAGGCGGTGGGTCTTTTCGTTGTACAGCATGGGCACGACGAAGCCGACCTCCGCGATCAGATCCTTGAACGCGGCGAGCTGCTGCTCCGGGTGCTTCCGCCAGTTGGCGGGATTGTCCTCGAGCTCGGCGGGGTCCCGCCACTCGAGCCGCAGCGGCGGCTCCTGTGCTTTTGCGGGTGCCTTGGACGCCGTTTGCTTCTTCGCCATCGATTTACACCCCCCCTACCCCTGAAACCCGTGAAAAAACACGTCACCG